CAAACCACTCGTCCTCACGAACGTTAACTGTGATGGAAGGCTTGTGTTCACACCACTCATCTTGGATAAACTTCCAAAGTTCAAGGTGCTCAATAGCAGTCAAGTCCTCCCTAGTAACCGCATCCACTGGTGCCTTCTGGGCAAACGAGAAGACAGTTGTCTGGTCTGGCTTCATGACGTCTGGCTCAGAGGGAATCCCTTGGTCCTTCATGAACTGGGTAATGGGGTCTTTGTTGTCTCCACGAACTGTTCGGATATAGTACTCACTCCATCGGGGGTGGATACCTGAGGCCGAATCAACGAGCTGGGAGACTGTGCCGCTAGGTTTCACGGCGGTTATGGCAGTAGATTGTGGAATACCTAGACGGGCAGCCCACACCTTATTGACGTCAATGGCCGCCTGTTTCAAACGTCTCAGTAGACCCGGTGTCTTAATAAGCTCTAGGTTGTCAAAGATACCTGTTAAAGATACCCCAAGTAGGCGCTCCTCTTCCGTGTTTTTTGTCCAGATTTTACGCAGGTACTTAAAGTTCGTAAGAGTAGACTGTAGTGTTCCGAGGATAGTTGCGGCTTCCACTTTGTCTCGTAGGGTTTCTTCGGTGTCATCGGCTCGTACCACTACCTCACTTAGATTCAGCTATGTTAAACCAAGATCGTTAGTCTTGGCCAAGGTCTTTCAACATACTGTTGCAGAACATCTTTAATTGCTCCTTGGTTGCACTAGCTTTCATTACGTTAGCTAAGTGGCTTATAACCTGTATGTTGTCTTTGATATAACCCTTTGAGTTGTCAATACGATCAAGAGATGGGCTATCAAATTTCCCACCTGATGAGCCGGAATGAACGTTCAAAGGTATGTTTAGGTATTTACATGTAGGTGGTAATTCTATATCTTCAAGTGTAATTGTAAACTCTAAACCAGATAGTTTAGCACGGTTTCGGGCACGTTCCCAGAGTTTTCTCTCTGTTGTTTTTGAGCTCTTAACACGTTCACTATTACAGCTAGGGCATAGTGTAACTGTTTTGCTAGTTTTCTTAAAGACTATACCACACTTAGTACATTCTCTATCAAACTTACCTACGTAGTAACCTTCACGATTTATCAAAGTAAACCTTCCTTATGTTTCCATAAGGCTCGGACTATATCATCACCCTTTGTAGGGGCTAGGCGCTTCCACTCACTTGAGTGTACTCCCTTACGGGATAGTCTCTGAACCTTCTATCTATATTATACCAAATTCTGTAAACGAAGTCAAGTACAAAATAGAAGCTTGGCTGCTGATTACCATAGGTCTCCCCTTAGGCTTCCCAGCAATTCACCTAGTTTTACTTCTGCTATCTTATTAACAGAATTGATAGGGTCGAAGGATGATCTCAGAGCAGGGGTTGGTACCCCACTGGTGGCCACCTTCACGACGCCCATTCTTAAGGACTTGTTTCTCGGACGCTTGGCGATTAAAGATGCCCCGTTCCCCCGACTTAGACTCGTAGAGAGACGTCCACTCCTTCAGGAAGGTCCCCATGTCGGGCTTGACAGTGTAGCAAACCGAGTTGTTGCTCAGGGCCCGATAGGCTGTGTCTTGCCACCAGTTCCCTTGCTTGGCCCCCCGAAGCCTGTCGTCTTGGAGGTTAGACAAAGAAATCATGGCCGACCGACGAACGCCCCCGACGACAACCACCTCGCCAATCTTGCACATGATGTCGTGGCACTCAAGGGAGTTAAGCTTGCGGCCCCGAGCCCCCATGAACTTGTTGACGGTGAAGTTGAGCAAGTCGTCCAGAGGCGCTGGTCCTGAGGCACGTCCCCCGAAGGTCTTCAGTCGGGCCCCCGCGGGGCGGACATCCGACAGGTCCCACTCAGGGGTGTAGCCCGAGTACAGTTGGGCAATGACCAGCCGTAGTGCTTTGGCCCAGCCCTCCTTGGAGTCCTCGACCCGGATAACATAGTCCGCGGCTTCGAACACTTCTGGCACCTCGGGCAGCTTCGTCACGCTGTCCCGCTCCACCGAGAACCCGACACCCGTGCCGCAAAGCAGGATGTACATGGCTTCGTCAAAGGATCGGGGGCTGTCCACGGGTAGGTACGAACAGTTGTAGCCCGCCACGTTGCACCGCTCCAGCGCTGGGCCCGCCGTCATCAGGGCACGCATGGAGGGCATGACTTGTAGGTCTACAATAGAGCAGTATAGTTCGTCCGCCTCGACTTCAGTAATTAGCTGTCGTTGGCTGAAGAAGTCCGTATATCGCTCGACAGTTTCGTCCCAAGTTTCTCGTCTTCCTTCATCGTCCAGCCATCGTGCATAGCGGCTTGTTGCAATAAACTTCTGGTAGTCATCCAATTCCGGTTTTCCTTTTTTCTTTTGTCTTCAATTGTACGTTTACGATAGGTGGTCCGAAGGGACTCGGCAAAGGGGTTACGTAGTTTCACCGGGATAGTTCCTTGGTCTGCTTCCTGTTAAATAAGAATAAAGATCGCTTCTAAATTCTTTTACCGTCATGTTGGACGTATCTAGACTATTAATATAGTTCATAACATTATCCAAGGCTTCAAACCAAGCTTTCATGTAATCATGACTCGGCACTAGGTAATCTCCCCTCTAGGTGGTTGATAAGCATCTCACAGTATCGCTTAGCCTTACGTACATCCTCCACTCCATTCTTGGCATCGTAGCGGAGAACATACTTGATTACGTTACCGACAATAAAACCCGGCCCTAGTGCTTCTGATATGAAGTCTATCGGCTGGGTTTTATAGCGACTATAGTGATCTGGGCTAATAGCGTCAATCGAGTCGGAGGGCGTCAAATACTTCTGCTCGTTTTGTCTTGGTGATGACCTCGTAGAAGGCGTCCCACAGGTCCACCATCTCTAGTTCTAAAATCTCCACCAGTTCAGCCGGTTCCAGCTTTTCCTCCAAAGCCAAGAGAAGGAAGTCATCGTCCATATTCTTTTCTTAACCTCGCTAGGGACACATGTTCAACATCATACGACCCGTTTTCAACTTCACGTTTAATGACAACTCCGGGGTTCCATAGCTTATTAGCCGGTCCTGCAAAGTCGGCATCATAATCTTGATATACTCCAACCACACATCCGTGTATCTTTCGTCCACGTCCGTCAGATCGGACACAATAGTCAAAGAGATGAGAGTGTCCTTGGGTGCAGGAAGTAAGCTGCTTAAGGATGAGAGAGTGCGCGTGACGTTCACCACTAATGGGCCGCCCCATGATCCCAGAGGTGAAGTAGTGTTGATAGAGTACACCATCGATCTCCACAGGCTCAAGAAATCCGTACTGTTCCCACCCGTAATCTTTAGACTGGAGGTCAGATAGACCAATGGTTCCTTCGAGGATGGGGTCTCGATCAATGGCTCGTTGGATTCGATGTTCGTGGTTTCCAAGGGTTCGTACAAATCGTGGCCTCTTTTTCTTTGCTTTGCGGATCGGGGCGAACATCTTCTCTTGGGCATCAAGACCCGCCTCGATGTCCTTCTTGTATCGTCGTCCCTCGAAACTCTTCGTACCTTTGTCGTACGAACACAGGCTTGCCATATCCCAGAAGTCACCAATGTCAACTACAACGTCGGGCTTGAGGTCTACGATAAGCTGTCCCAACCACTCGTATCGTTTGTTGTGGTGGTCAGGGTGTGCGTGTGAGTCGGGGATTACGAGGTGTGTTTTAGCCATTCTACTGGAATCTCCCCATCTGCTGCTGGGAAGCCGTGTTTCTTAGCCCAGTCCATGTATGTTGTTTTTGATGCTTTACTCAGTTTGTTTTCTCCTCGCATAAAGACAAACCGAATATCTAGCTCTGGGTGCTGGGCCTTAACGGCTAACATCTTTTGGCGCGTCTGGGGATCAAGCTTCCCCTTGGCCTCGATGATCACCCCGTTAGCAATTACGAAATCCGGTGTGTATATATGACTGATTGTGTAGTTGAGACTCAGCGACTCATACTCATAGTCAACCTTAAGTCGCTTGAGCTGAGCCGCCAAAGTCCGTTCAAATCCAGATCGCATCTAGTGCACTGGTGCCTCGAAGGTGTCCAACGATTCGCGGGCTACCTCCACCACTTTGTCAATGGGGCTGATGTACGTCAGGTTCGAGTCCTGATCTGTGATACCCACGAAGGTTCCCGTGACAATCAGATACCCATAGTGCATGACCCCCTCAGGGTTGCTAAGGGTCTTTACGCGATAGAACCCCATTGGGGGGCCCTTAGGTTCTTCTGGTTTGCCGGGGAATCCAATAATTTTACTCAAAGCCAATCGTCCTCTTCTACTTCACCAATATCTACAAATCTACACATGTCGCTAAACACGATCTTAAAGAACTCGTCTGGGTTCTCCTCTTGGAGTTGTCTTACCGCCTCTTCGGCAGACTCCTCATCCACGAAGACCGACTCAGGCCAACCCTCTTGCATGTTCATTACGATCCAGACTTCACCAGCATCCTCAAACCCTTTGAGCAAAGGTCACCTCCATTACGTTTGGTTCCTTCTCAACGTGGGTCAAATACTTGGGGCCTGTGGAGTAGAGGAACGTACGTAGGCCGACTCCGCCGTTGGCATCATCGTAACAGTTAAATTTGTGGGAGCAATAAGAACAACCAACCGGAAGAGTAAGGTTGCCGCTTTTGCCCTCAGGGATTGGGTCATAGCATCTAGGTGGAACGTCATCTGATTTAACTACCTCTTTCAAATGTTCAATGCGGTCTTCTAACTTCAGACCTGTTATTTTGTCTTCAGACACTCGGAGAAGTGCGATGTGTCCAAGCGTCTTGTCAGCAGCGAGAAAAGCACCTTCGTTTGTTCCGTCGGCGGTAACATATCCAGCCAACTGCTCCATGTATCCGAAGGCATCATCCTCTTCAAGGGTTCCGTCTTTGAACTTCTTGAAGCTGTAGGTGGATGCGGACTTAACATCTGTAACTACTCCGTCAATCTTGCAGTCCATGTGACCAACAACGCCACCAAGGACTACCTCTTTTTGTTCGTCTTCGACTTTGTGGCCAGCTTCCTTAGCCAGATAGATCAGAGCTGCTTCGATCAGGTGACCATAGAAGAACTTGAAGAGCTCGTGGCCCTTGAACTTCTCAGTCTCGTGAGTACCCCTGATGTCGTAGTATAGCTTACGATCTGGTTTGCCGATGGCCGATAGACGAAGGGTACGTTTGTCTTCTCGGGGCGTCATGTAAGACGCTGCTGCTTGTTTTACCGCCTCTGCAAACTCATCTAGGTACTGTTGAGTTGGGGCCCCACTTGGGGACCCCTTCTCTAGTAGTTCATAGATGTCGTCTACAAGCGTGTCAATTTGCTTTTCGATTACGCCCACTCATCGTCAAATTTAAAGTCTTCACGGTTTCCAGCTTCGTATGGCACATGGTCCTTCACACGAATAGCGAGGATGTTCCGCTTAATACCTTTCTTACCCTTGTACTCAAACTCCTTGAGCAGGTACTTGACGTCAACAACAGACTCATTACCGATGGCAACTGTTGGGTCCCATGGTTTACCTGCTTTGTCTACAACCTCGATAGGTTTGGCAGGTTTACCTAAAGGTGCATCTGGGGTGGGTTTGTTAACTGTGGGTTTACGGAATTGGTAGAAGTCTCCGCGGTCATCACCCTTGTTCTTGGGCTTAGCGCGGACACCTTCCTTTTCCATCTCGGCTAGGGTTTCGTTATCTACAGCGAAGTCAAAGCTCCACTCCATACCGTCACCCTCATAATTCTTAGCACCTTCACCGAATACTTTACAGAAGTACATCTTTCCACTACGAATTGGCATGTTGTTTCCTTTGTTAATTGGCTGTAAGGGTTCATCTTTCTCCCCCTTACATATATATTATAGCAAGTTTGTAACTTGTTGTCAACAGATAAATGTCAGTGGGTTAAGGCCCAGTTCTTTCCCACTTTGTAGTCCCCCTCTAGGGGCACTCGCATACCTAGCTCAAGGCCAGAAGACAAGAAGACCTCAAGGGCCAACTCACCTACGCCGTGGGCGTGGTCTTCAAGACAATCAAACTGAAGTTCGTCGTGGATGTTGCCCACTTGGAGTGCATCCAGCTCGTTTTGTCTTATCGCTTCAAACAGGTTGATGTTTACCACCTTCATGGCAATTGCACCACCCGATTGTAGCTTGTAGTTCAGGGCCGCGTGGGCACTGGGGCACCTCACATAGCCCCCGTCTAGGGTCCGTATGAACCCACGGGCCTGTTCCATCTGTGTGGTCCGCACCAGTTCCTCCAGACCGGGGGTCCGCTTGATGAGCTTCTCACGGGCCTCCTTGCCCCACTTGGCGGGGTTCTTCTTGAT